CTACCCTGCATACCAGACTGGGAGATAAGGATTCCAGGATTGTCCTGTCCATTATCATGTTCCTGAAAGACTGGTGTCTGCTGAGGGAAGTAGTGCAAATTACGAAGTTTATCTGCAGAGGGATACGCAAACTTAGCGTCATCACACATACTGACGAAAACATTGACTGTGATATCAGAATCCACAGAGGGACTCACTAGAGAGTTGAGAACATTCAACTCAAGCACGCCGTTAAATCGCTGTAGACTATCGGTTGTCAAGCGAGTGGTTCCATAATTAGTAACATTCTCTTTCATCTGGGGACCACACTCAAGGAAGGGATCAGACTGACCCCAACCCACGACAATCTCGAAATCATCTTCAGCAGAGATATCAATTACGCGCGAGTAATTCTCATTATACTCAATGTTGGCACTATGACTGCGAGGATCGTACCTCACAAGCATCTTACCCTTATGATACTGGGATTTGACAATCTGGAAGCGGAACTTAATGCTTCCTTGCCAGTCCCTAAACATTTGGGCGAGCATAGACATAGGAGTTGGATGGCATTCTGTGTTATTGATGCCGAAAAGATTGGGCGTAACATACGAATTCCACAGAATCGCGTCCACTGCGTCACTCGTCTGCCAAGTGAAGCTAGTAAGATATGATTCGCGGCACGCAATGTCCGTAATTCCCATCTGATCGACTCCATCCAAACCAACAGTTCTAGAATCAATGGTCAATTCCTGCTTAGAATCCAGCGTAAGCTTATGGACAGCATCAGCAGCGTCCACATTAGCGAGATTGCCAGTAGGATTAGGCTTAAAAGGCTCAATATCAGTAAGCACTGCAGGACGACTAAATCCGAAAATCGCAGCAACTTTCCCGATTCTGTCAGCCACCATGCTGGTCGCTCTCGCATACGGAGCGATCATGGGTATCTGTTCCAATACCCCAGCAGCTTTGGCGATGACAGCAGCGGGCTTAGAAATGATGCCTTGGCCATATTCGTCACCACTATTAAGTTGGTTAGTATTGCCCTTGCCTTTCGTGCGCTTTGAGTTGTTACCATTACCTTGCTTACCGGCCTGCGA